CGCCCAGATATGGCAGGATGGCCAGGAGAGCGTTACCCACCCTCTCTGCAGTGTTCGCATGCGTCCGTCTTTCATCACGGATGACTTCGAACAACGCTCTTAATGCACTGGTATCTGCCATATCGTTATATTTTCTACAAACTTACATATTTCGTAATAGGTATAAAACTACAGGAAGCGCGTACGCTGGAACAGACTGTCAACGGCTTGTGTCAGCATTCCCTGGTATGCTTCACCGTATGCAGCAGCCTCCATCTCGTTTAACACCATGCGAGAGGCATAGTATTTACGGAAGAACCAGTCACGTTTCTCCCTTGGATGCCCACCGGCTACACGACCACCCCATGCAGGGCCTACCTTCTTAGGTTTGTCAAGGCCGTGCTTTTCTCGGTATGCCTCACCCCCAGGTAGGAGGAACGGCAATTGTCCGGCATTCCAAGTACCCTCACCACCTCGGCTGCTGCCGTAGGTGCGACCCAGCGAGTCAGTATATCCGCGACCGAACTCACGACCCACGCCATCGCTGATGTATTTACCATATAGCAGGAAAGAATGTTCTATCGTTGTGATGGGCCCGCTATGCAGCATGCCAGTGATGCTTGAGCGCAATTGTCCACTGTCATGAATGCGCAGTTTATCGATACGCTCCTGCCAGTACCGGACCATATTCTCAGTCCACTGCTTGCGGAACAGCTCGAGTTCGCTCATGGCCTGCACACGGCCACGGCGGTATGACTGTCGGCGGTTCTCCGCCATGCGCTTCATGTATCCCATCTGTTATTCCTCCTCCCATTCATCTGGATCAAACACCAAGTCAGTCGGCTCATCGTTCTGAATCTGGAAGAACAGACCCGTGCAGCCGTTGAACGAATAGCGGCCATACTCATTGGAATAGACATTCCCAGTATTCAGGTACATCAGCTTGTTACCATACTTATAGCTCTCCTTATCCTTGATGACACGGGATAGGATCTGACGGAACAGCTTACGACACATTCGGAGGGCCTGTTTGTAGCTCTCTGCATTGCCATGTTCATAACCTGCCAGGATATGAACACAGTAGACGTTACGGTCGAACCATCCCACCTTATTTGAGAAGGTGTTGCCACTGGTTGTATCGTCCACGAAGATGAAGTTCTGAGCATCACGGTACCCAGCCATCATCGGGGCCAACGCATCGGGACCACTGCAGAAGTCCACCACAAAGCCATTTCGTTTGGCCAGTTTATTCTTTTTGCCCAACTCCGCGAAGTATTCCAGGGCATCGAATTGTGTCTGTTCCATTGCTTATCCGTTAGGGTATTTCCTTCTGAATTCTTCAGCCTCACGTGCCTTGGCATCAAGTTCTGTCAGCGCACGCCAGCAATCCTTATCATATACAGCCTGCTCCTTGGTGATATCACCATCCGTCAACGCACGGATCTGAGCATTCATCTGCTCCAGCATGTTCACAGCCTTACCCTGACCTGCAGGGAAAGGCTTGAAGAAATGCCTGAAGAAACGATGCATTTCCTTTTTCACATACGAGTACCACATGATGCAGCCTGTCAGCTCAGCGACATCGATGACGGTCACGCCACCCGGATACAGCAGCTGGGCAAGTTTTAAAGCCATCTCAGGTTTTTTGGTCTCGAGATATACCTGGTAGTATTTCTCCATCTGCAGATAGTTCCAAAAGCGGACACCGTGCAGCAGGCCGTCGACAGCCTTGAAACCCTGAATGCTCTCCAACCGCACATTCATTGTCTCGTAACTGTCGACATACTCCAGCTGCTGGATAAAGTCTTGAACCTGCCAGGGTTGAAGGTAGAAGAAATGGCGCTTAGTCCTATTCTCCCCTTCAACTTTATTACGGATGGCACATGTCCAGCCACCACCTGACCTATTCAGAATCTCTATACCCGTAAAGTGTATGAGCATCAACGTGCGGCCCTCTTCTGGAGAGTACAGTCCACAGCCGACGATATGCAGCGCATAACGTAGCTCATCCTGTGTCATCTCATTCCAGGAGCGCGGACAGGTAAGGTGCAGCACACCATCAACCGACAAAGTGGAAGGCCGAGTCTTCTGCATGGTTCTCGTAGGGTTTAAAGTGGTTCAATCGGTAGGCCTCGCTGTCGGCGTAGGTCTGATATTGTGATAAATCGTTTTCCATACGGTTAATCATCCGCATATATAATTCATCCTTTAGCTGATGGTTTTGAGCAATCCATGCACCAATAAACTGGACGCAAAGATGTCTGATAGCAGCATTTGGAGCGGTAGATGAAGCACTGGTCAGTTCTGACAGCAGTTCTTCCATATATGCATCACCAATATGCTTTCTCAGGAAAGCGTCAGCAGCAAGGATTGACGGAACGGCATTATCCCAGTCCTCAGGTTTCGGGCGGTTAATGCCTGCAAACCGCTCCATCTGCTGAATACAGTAGAACAATGTAGGAACCTGCTCATGACGTTGTTGGGACTGACTCCAGCCGGTTACACTGAAAAGTAGAGTTATCATCCAGCCCAGCTGTATCCGTTCCTGACGACGTAACTCACCGTCAAGTGCATCGACGCGCATCTTCGAGGCAGGAGCGGTGTCGTTGGAAGATACCACACCGAAACCGGTGGCAGTAAGTACCAGGTCAAGACCACGCATTTCACTTAGGAATGCACGGATGCAAGCCAGGCGTTTCACGGTCTGAGCCAGTGCAGAATGTGTGTCTGCTTCCACAGCCTGTGTGCCGACCTCGCCGAGTACCTGGTTTTCGATATTGGCCACCTCATAGTTGATGACATCCTCTAATACTTCGAAGATCTTACCCTTCGCCTCGCGGGCTGCAGGTACCGCCTTCTCTAAATCATGCTTAGTTATTTCCAGATTCATTGCCGTCACGTTTTATGTCAAACTCTTTATCCTTATCCAATGTAGTCATCTCGATCATCGGCACATTGATATCGAATTTATCATCCCATCCGTTGAAGTGCATTAGGACGTGGTACGGTACCGACATCACATCGTGCCATGGTTTTTCTATCGCCTGTTTCAGATTGAACAGCTCGCGCTTATCGCTGCCGGAATTGTTCATCTGACTCTTGCCAGGCGTGGCACCCACCATGTTAGGATGTACGCCCATGGCGAAGCACAGCGAGTTAGAGGCCTCGCCCATGTCCTCGCTCCAGTCGCCACCCTCCTTCTTACCGTCTCCAAGGGTATAGACACGAACCATGCGCGTTTCCTTGCCCTCAAGAACGGTGTCGTAACTGGTAATCCATGCCTTGCCGGCATTCTCCGGCTTCGTACAGAATTCAGTGATTTTCTGGCGTTCCTCCTTGATGCGTGCCTTGCGCTTCTCAGGGTCGGTGATACCCTCCTCGTTGCAGACGTTGTTCCAGTAGTTCTTATGGATCTCCACCTGTATGCGTGGAGCTGCCGTATTCTTGATCATGAATTTCTTACCCAAACCTATCAGGCGATAGATATCAAACCAGTAGTCGATAAAGATGCTGAAATAGTATGGTATTGGGTAAATCTGATGGCCTACCGTCGGCACCTTGCAGAGAATAGCAAACGAACGGTCGGCGGTACCGGCACTCTTTTTGCCCGTCTCAGGATCCGGCTCACGGCCCAGGCGTACCATCAGGTCGCCAAACGGGTCCACCTCATCGAGCAACGGGTACACCATCATCTTCTTAGGAGTCCCCTTTCTCCAGTTGCCGATGAGGACATACGGTGAAGTTCCCTTTTTGTTCCGTGGAGCAAAGCGGCAGTGGCATGTATCCTGATGACGCAGCTGAACAATCTTCGTGGCGTCACGCGATAATGTGATGACCAGTACCGAGAAGAAATAGTACTTCATGTCTGTTGCCTGCTCCCAGAACTGCAGGTGCAGCGCATTACGCAGGCAGAAGTTACGGATACCGGGGTCACTGGCTCGCTCTTCGGTACCACGGTTGAAGAACTGCAGGCCCTGACCGTAGCACACCAGCGAGTTGAACTGCTGGCACTGGCTGGTCACCATGTTCTTACCGATCAGCGTCTGCACATGATAAGGCAGCATATTGTCACCGCCCCAAGGCACATATTCATACTGTCTGCCACCAATGCTGATTGTCTGCACCAGGTCATCGTCCTCAGCATCTGCAAAGCCGCTGTCTGAGTCACCACCATAGCGGGTAATGAACTCCGACTTTACGCCCTCAACGGCATCCACCACCGTTGACGGCATCACCATATATTGATCGTAGTCGCCACTTTGGCCGACTTTCAGCAGGTCTTGTTTTTCCATATTTACAAGTATATTGATAGTCCGTTAATCTCAAAGATAAACACATCGGGCACCGTTCTGATCTCATTATTCACGGGATTGATGACTCTGTGCCATCCTTTCTTCCAGCTGCTGGAGCTCACGAGCCAGCCCCGGTACTCCAGGATATTACCTGTCTGTCCCTCCCACACCTTCAGGTTCACAGTCTGCTTACGCTCACGTGCCAGGTCGAGGATTTGCAAGGCCTCATTGATATGTATCGCTTTCTTTCCCATTTAGTTGAAGGTATTATCAAAAGTATTGTCGAAGATACGTCCGGCACGCAGCAGCTGCACCACGTTATGGTTGCGCTGTGCATACTGGTAGGTGAAGGTAAAGCGAGGTATCTCAGCATCGTCATTGCTGTACTCACTCTTGGAGTCGGTGATGAGCAGATCCTTTCCTACGTTGGGATGACCATCGTAGAAGTTGACGACGCGCACCGAGTCTGAACGGAACACCTCATCCCACCAGTTAGCCATAGCCAAGTTCAGAGGACCCGTATTAGCCTTATAGGCACGTGTCTCATCAATCTTATAGTTTTTCTGGATACGTCCAATATAGGCAGCACTACGCTTGTAAGTAGGAGCCACCTTATGGATACCCGTGCAGTAAGCAAGTTCATCCAAGCCGAAGGAATTCACGAAAATCAGAATAGGCGCACAGTCAGGTTGGTCCTGGTCTATTTCATAGTCCTGACTCCGGTTACCAGCTGTGACGGTGTAGACAGTAAGCACTTTACCTGGAGCGGTGAAGTTATCAGGTGACACGTCCAGCGTTCTATAATGGCTGCCTGTATGTACCACGCTGACGCTGAAAGCCTGCGTTGTGCCGTCACTATATCTAGCAGTACAACTGGCCGTGTCGCTGCCCTGCAGGTGCAGATATTCCAGCCGTCCCATGGCCGTCAACTTTGTACCCATCAGGATTGACAGGAAGTGGTTACTGAGAAAACTATCTGCAGTTTCATCGCCAAAGTCTGCCTGACAATACACTACCTCGGCACTTGTAGACAGGAGCTGAATGCCACCCTCGCTGGTAGCTGTGATAGCCAATGTCACCGTCTGACGCTGACGGGCATACGGTGTCACCAGGTCAGACAGGTCCTGCAAGGTTATCGTGTTGTCAACAGGATAGAGCCATTCATCGTATACCGATACATTGTCTATCGTCATCACCACGTTAGCCTTCTCAGACGAGGCAAACGACACGTCTGGTATGCTGCATGAGAATTCCTTGTTTCTGAGTGTTGTCATTGCTTTTGTTTTCTGCAAAGGTAGGCATGAACTCCTCATAGTAAAAATACGAAAAGGGCGGCACATCATCACGACGTACCGCCCTACCTTGGGAAATATTAAAAAAAGTGTTGTCTTGTTTCTATGCCTGCCGCCAGATGGCCCAACTAACGGTGCCATCCTGCTCAGTGATGAAAGAGTAATCGTGGTCATCCAGATATTCCACGATATCGAGGTCACCCACATGCATCATCGATGCCAGTTCGTCCTGGATCTGCAGCGTGGTCTTGTTTTCCTGAATGTAGCCATTCTCCGGCAACGGGCTACGGAACTGGAAGTAGCTGTCGAGCAGCTTCTGTTTCAGCACTTTCTCCTGGTTGTCATTCTCGCTCTGGCTCATATCCTAATATCTCTTGAAGTTTCATGAATTCATCGCGTAGCTGTTTCAGTTCGTAGGCGTACCGAAACATGTATGAGAAGGAGTCATCGTCGTAGGCTGCACGCTGGAGAGCTTCCTCGGCGTTGCTCAAGTGACAGATGTGCGCACCAAGATTGGTTTCGTCGCACAGCGTATTGATGGCCTCTACGGCCTCAGGGGTCAGTTTGATGGCTTTACTGTTATTCATTGCCTATCCTTGTAAGATTGCTGCCAGGAACATAATACCGAAACAGAAAGCCGTAATGGCTATCCCCTGGAGAGAAAGAACGATCATAGGCATGGCCTTGGCCACAGCCTCAGAGATACGCCGTGTCGTGGTGCTTACGTCGATAACAGGCCGACTGTCGGCAAAGCCATCGAAATGAAGTGTTAACTGTTGCATTTGCTGTATTGTTTAGCTATACAGGGATCCGCCCTGTGCGGTTTGTTTCCTTAAAATAGGGGAGATGCCCAGACGCATTTAATCCCATGAAGTATCTCACGACAACTTCCATCTCCCCTGGGAGGAAAGGCTTCCCACATTCCAAGACGTATCCTTTCGGATGGCTGACGTTCACCGATGCCTCGCGGTCATCAGAACCTTTCCCCTATGAGACAGAGAAAGCGGCAGCCCTCCCTGTCGCTAAACAATACAGACTTCCGTCACTGGGACTTATTTCTATACCTGGGTGGCCACCGCTATTGGTGTAGTGAGACCTCTGGCAGGTCTCGGATGTATGGACATAAATAATGCCCGATGTTATTTCGGGCGTCATCTTCGCCCAATGACTCGCGTCATGTATTGTTTAGCGATGGCAAAGGTAAGCAAAAATCCCGAAACTTCCAAGAAATTTCGGGAAAATCTTTATTTTCAGAGTAAAAAAACTATTTTTTGGGTCTGAACCCCTCCAAACCTGTCATCAATTTACGAATTACCTCCT